CAAATAACTTATTGTTAGTTGCCATGAATATAGAGTTTTGAAAATATTATCTTTACTATTTAGACACCCGTACCAACTTGAGTTTGAGCAAGAGGATCCATAGTATCGTACCACTGATACTGCATCTCTACAGTAAACTCTTCAATTGTGTCATTAGTTCCGTAATCTAAAGTAATTTCACCAACTGTTGTTGGATATGCACCAATGAATTGATACATCTTTAGAACAGGTAAATTTGAATCAGAAATTGGTGAAGGTCCAGCGACTGCTGCTCTTCCTAACTGACGAACAATCATGGGTTGCTGATAGTCAGCAGGATTTACTAAACCAGCATTATCTTCATGCTTGTTTATTAAGTTACTCCATCTTTCAAATGCAGTTCTGATATTAAAATCAATATCATTAATAACAGTGATTGTCCAAGGAGCATATGTCCTAGTTCCAGCAATCTTTAATTGCCTTCCCCTGAATGGAACTTCAATGTTAGTAACTGTAGATGCAGGTAACTGTGCTGCCTTAACTAAAAATCTTACCTTATCTGAAAGGTCATCCTTACTGGTTGTGGTTGGAACTGCATCATCTGGGAAATACATCTCGCACTCAAATAAATTAGGACGAGCACCACCACCAACCATTCTACCCTTGAATGCATCAAGGGTACGATCTTTAGTTGAAGGAATGTTTAGGTTTGCCATTAACTTTTTCCTCTGTGTTTAATTAAACGTTTCCAACGACTTCTTCAAAACTTACTCCTGTGCGTGTAGCAACAAATGTAAGTCCGATAAAGTTGATTGATCTGACTGGTTTGACAAAGATATCAGCTCTAAATTGATTAGAATCAATAATGTCAGGAGTGTTATTTGTTTCATCGCAAATAACCACGAAATCAGTAATACCTCTCTTCGCTTTTACATCACGAAGGAAAGGATCAACAATGTTTAAGAAATTAGATCTCGTGATAACATCATTGAATTCAAAGAGTTGTGCTCTTGCTGCTCTTTCAATTGTAGATTCAATTGTAAGGAACAAACGACGAACATTAATTCTATCAAACGCTGATGCAACACCAAGTCCAGTTTTGTCTCCAAATAAGATGATACCTGAACCAGGTGAGAATATAACTGGGTTAATTCTCTTAGGATAAAGTAGATCTCTCTGTGACTGTGATGGGTTATATGCTAACTTAACCGCACCATTGATTGCTCCTCTTGATGCACCTGCAGGTGAGAACCAAGAGAATTGATTGATAGAAGTTCTTGCCATTAATCCAGCAATATCACCATTAAGTGGGATATATCTGAATTCATTGTTAAATCTATCAAACATATATTTGTAACCACTATCAAATACGCAATATGATGACGATGGTAGTGGATCAAAGAAATCAATTATATTTTGTGTTTGATTATCTGAATTAGGTACGTTTACAACACCTGTTTTCCAAGGAGATATACATGCAATACAGTCTTTTCTTGTAGATGCTACATCTATAAGTTTTCTTGCTTTTGCCTGTGCCTCTGCATTTGAAAGACCAGCTGAAGGACCTTGAATCAAGAAGTTGATTGAATACTCTGCTTGATTGCTAAAGATATCATATGCACTAATAACATCTGCAAGTGATGCATTATATCCACCACTTGAATCATAGTTTAGACCACCAGTTAATGTATATGTTTTTTGTCCAACACTTGAAAAAGTAACTCCTTGTGCATTCTGTCCAAGGTTTCCTGTTCCCGATAAAGTCCAGTTTGTACCACCTGCTGTTGCATTTAATCCTGTTGCTGTTCCTGTTTCTGCACCACCTGCATAGATGTTACTTGAAACTCTTGCAAGATAATCTTTATAGTAGTTTGGTTCTGATGGTGAAACTCTACCATCTTTTGCTTTTGAAAGACTTAAGTGTTTCTCGATGATGTTACCTGCAATTCCAGTAACACTTCCTGTATCATCAACAACTACAACATGAATTTCATCATTTCTACCTGATCTTTCACCTGCATACTCAGATGTTCCAGGTTTTTCTGCAATTGATTTCCAGAATACAGTTGAGTTTGTAAGTCCTAATGTTTGCTTATCATACCAATCAGATGATGTTGCATTATTGAACGTTGCATGTACTGTGGAATCAGGTTTAACAACTTTAATTGGGAAGTTAACCTCTGCCTGATTGCCTCTAGAGAATGTAAATTCTACATTGTCACCAGTAGTAGCGATTCCTGAGATTGCTTTATCAACAGAAATAATACTAGCTCCGATAGCAACAACTTTTGTATCAGCAGAAACTGTAATAGCGGTTGTAGTAACCCCAACAGTGTCTCCCACTTGAATATTTGCAGTTGCAATACCACTAATTGTAGCATCAAATGACTCGTTGGTTACACCAGTTACGGTGCTGATATTTGTTGATCCAGTTTGTTTTATAACAGGAGCAATAAATTTTGATGGACTATCGTTAGTGCCTTGTTTGTATGTTACTGGAGTAGATACATTTGCTGAAGATACTTTATCGGTTATCTTTACATCAATTGTATTATTATCTGTATCGACTGCTGTGATAACACCTCTTAGGAATCCTGATGCTGATGAAGTTTCTCCTATACCAACTTCTAGTCTTCCATCAATTGATTGTGTTACACCTAAACCAACCATTCCAGAAGTTACTCCAGAACCGACTGAAATTCTTTGGTCTGCAAAATCATCAACTACACAAACTTTTAAATTATTTAAACACTTACCAGGATACTTTGCTGCATACTTAAAACCTGTTGCATTTGCATAATTGTTTATATAATCTTCATAATTTTTAATTTTTACGGTTGCACCTTGATCATTTGCGTTATTTAAAGTGCTATTGTCTGCTCTGACAACTCTTAAAACACCACCGTAAGATAAGTAAGACGATGCACTCATCCAATACTCGTACTGAGCATCATCTTCTTTAGGTTCTCCAAAAGTAGCAAGTAGATCCTGTTCTGTTTCAATGAGTGTTGGTACGTCTACAGGTCCCTTTTCAAAAGGACCAGCAATTGCACCCACTTGCTCATTGATAGCATCTACTCTGCCAATAGTCAAATCAACTTCTCTTACCTTGGTGCCAGGAGATACTAAGTTAAGTGACATGTCTTTTTCCTCTGACTGGTTTCAAATTTTTAACTAATAATATTTATAAATCACTCTTTCTTACATGCATTATTACATGTACTCCCACATATATGAACGATCCCCGTATTCATCTACGTTCCAGTTATTAGGAGCATCCCCTAAACGATCTAAATGCGTACCATCTTTATCAACATACCATCTATCTCCATCATCATCTACAAAAGTATTTTCATCTAAACCATCAGATATAAAACCAAATGGTGCCATGTCTTGTTCGATTTGATTCTTTTGTTCTTCATATAATCTTTTTCTTACATCTTGATCTGTAAGTTCTTTAAAATAATCTTGAGCAACCAACCATGCATATATTACAAGACACATTGCAAGGTCATCATTACATCCCTCTTCCGCCTCAAATGAATTACTTTTAGATATAAATGTGGTAAGTTCTGATAATATTTCATAGTCTTTAAATAGAACTTTATCCGCCTCTACCATTGTTTTAAGATTTAATGCCCCTACCTTTTTAACTGTCTTAGACATCTTCACTCCAAGTTGAGTTTTCTTTCCACTAAATCCCTGACCTACAATCTGTCCTGCACGACCTCTCATTGAACACATTAAAAGATTTTCATATTCTAAATCAAAGTTGAGTATCGCAGCAACCTGATCTCCAATATCATTCACCTCACAAAGAATAAATGCTTGATTATAATTAACTGCTACTTCATATATGATATTAGGAAATAACATTGGTTTGATTTCGTTATTTCGATATTTTGCTACAACTTTATGAGGAAATGTTGTAATGTCAACTATTACAAATGTAGAATAATCTTCACCAACACCACGAGCAACGTCAACTGTGCAGAGATAATCATGTTCCTTTGTAGGATGTTCATATACATCTAATCCACCATTTGATGTTATCGGTCTTTCATATATTAATGACTTTAATTTTGCTGGATTAATTAACGTTCCAACAGATCCTAAGAACTGACACTCAAACTCAACACGAAACTGTGCTTCTGATGTGTTCTTAATTGTTTGCTCTTTCCAAGCCTCATCACGACCTGGAACCTCAGACCAGTGAACCTCTGTTGTTACGTAATCATTATCTCCCTTTTCAGCATCGTTCCACATACGGTAGAAATGATTCATACCTTTTGGTGTGGATACAATTATGATCTTTGTTGATTTACCAGATGATATTGTAGGATATACTGAACTAAAAAAGTCATCTGCAATATGATTTGGAACAAAAGCAAATTCGTCCAAGAATATAATATTGAATGACATGCCTCGAACAGCAGCAGCAGATGTAGATGCTGCCATGATCTTAGATCCATTATCTAATTCTAAACTTCCTTTATTCCATACAAGAATACCTTGTTGCATCCACTTAGGTAAATTCTCATATGCAGTTTGTAACCTACCAAGTAGATCTCTTGCAGTTTGTGCTTTGTTTGCAAGAATACCTATATTAACACTGTCATTAAAGATGGCATAATGTAATAAGTATGATACCGATGTTGTAGACTTACCTGTCTGACGAGGCATCATACAAATATTAAATCGATGCTCATGAAATCTTTTTATTAACTTTTCCTGAAACGGCCACATATTAAAACCAACAAGACCCTCATCAACGTTGATGATCTTGATATAGTTTTTTGCAAAATATACAGGATCTTCTCTACACTTTATAAATTCAGCAATCTGTTCTTCAGTAAACTCAATCTCAGTATTTGCTTTCTTTAGATTCGGATTTCCAAGATATACATTATTAGACATAACAGATTAGC